ATGGTTGGAACCGCTATAGCAAGCTTTTTGGGGATGTTGGCAATCTCAACAATTTACGGCTTAGCGCATGCTTTTATTGCGAAATCTCTATCAGAAAAAATAAGCCAGGCTTGGGCGCATAGATCAGCTCGTTTCATGATTCTAGTGATCATAGCAATACAAGGGATATCTGCATTTATCCTCTATGGATCAAGCTTATACCTATTGTATCAAGGCGCGACATTTACGCCTTACACCAGTGATTACGGAACCCTATACGATGGTAGTGAAGACATCTCTATGGCTTGGATCGTCTTTGGTTTATCTATGGCCGTGTCTGTTGTAGCAGACATCATTAAGGTAATTCTCGTCTTAACCTTCGCTGACTAACCCATAATCCCGGCAGCAATAGCTATCGGGATCCACTTCACATATCCCGCATAAAAAGCACTGAACAAGCAGACACCGAAACAAATAAATATCCTTTGTATTCATTTGTTTATCATTATTTCATCAAAAATAAATACCTTGGGTATTTACACAATAAAATACCTACAGTATTCTTTAGCCATCAGCAGGACGCTGGAAGCCAAACGGAACAGATTGGCAGGCTCTTTAACATTGATGGGATTGTCCCGCCGAAATGCGGGAACTGAGTTTAACCAAACAGGAGGTGCCGTAATGGTGCACTAACGCGGTTAGACCGCAGCCGAAAGGAAATGCAGCAGTAATGATGCTGCCCTGAGTCGCCATTGAGCGAGCCTGCTTAGCATCGGGTTAGGGTCAATATATTAAAAGTAGCTCCGGTAAAGCAGCGCGAATGCCAGACGCGCACCGGTTATCAGCGGCGATGAAGCGGCAGAGACTCAAGGGCATGAGCGCGCTCACTGCGAGAGTGTGAGTCAAAGAGTAGTTGGCTTTGGGATTGGATGAATGAGCAGGCTGATGCTCGACCAATGTATAAACAGCGCTCATGGCAAGCAGTAACCAATCTGCGCCTCAAGACAGCGTCACTGGTAGTGCGGGCGCTCTAACCAGTAAGCCGGAATTCAGCACCGGCCATCCAATCACCAAAGTCAATCATCGGAGGTCAACATGACAGTAGTCATTACATATCTGGCTGACGATAACGCCAGAAATCGCCGCAGAGCACGCAGACAGGCTCAACGTGAACAGGCAATGCAAGAGCAGCGACTGGCGCGAAAAATTGCGCGAAAGCTCTCTGGTTGCGTCAGAGCAGACAAAGCAGCATCACTCGGAAGCCTTCGCTGCAAGAAGGCAGATGAATGCAGTGGAAGTGTTTGCCTGCCAAACGTAGCTATTTACGCGGCAGGATACCGGAAATCAAAACAACTGACGGCGAGGTAAGTGGTGAATCAGACATACATTCCATCATGCTTGAGAAATCTGCCAAAGCAGAAAGCAAAGCCCCGCAAGCAAGCCATAAAGGACGCTAAGTCAGAGGTTATTGATCAAGCAATACAATTGCTCAGGGAGGAGTTAAGAAGTGGCAAGCTCGAAGGAATGATGATTCCCTATCAGCGCGGATATCTATCGGCGATTAGTAAGTTGGAAGTATTGAAGAGTGAATTATGAACTATCTGGAATTTCCGGATGGTTCATTGTTTTGGCAGCAAACCACTTATTTTAGGTGATATATGGGAAAAGATGAAAATATCATCGTCGAGGATGTGTTCCATCAAGACTATGGTCCTGAGGATGGCATTCCGCATCATTGGTGCTGCAAGTTTTATCGTGATGGATTTGCTGATTATGAATACTTCAGCACTAAGGATGAGGCATACGATTTCGCCTTTAAAAATGGATATAAACCATTCTGAGGCCGCATAGTCGGCCTTTATTTTTGGCATAAACAACAGAATAAACACTGCACTGTGTATTCATTCCAACGAGTGAATACACGGAGCAATGTCGCTCGTAACTAAACAGGAGCCGACTTGTTCTGATTATTGGAAATCTTCTTTGCCCTCCAGTGTGAGGGCTTTTTTATATGCATACCAATAACGCTTCACTCGAGGCGTTTTCGTTATGCAATCAAATATAAGGAGTTACCCATGATGCACTTTCAGCTCGCGGGTAGCGGCGTCATGTCCGCTTTCTACCCGCACGAATCTGAATTATCACGCCGAGTTAAACAATTAATCAGAGCAGCAAAGAAACAACTGGAGGCGTTATGCGCAATGAAATAGCCATCAATCACCAGATGCTTCGTGCTGCACAGAACAAAGCAGTAATAGCCAGATTTATTGGTGATTCAAAAATGTGGCTTGAAGCAAATAAAGCGATGAAATCAGCTATCAACCTTCCGTTGTATCGCAGGAAATGAGTTTTACAGATAACTGGTCAGACGAAGAATTCATTCGTCAGATGAAAGATTTAATCGGTAACGAAGGAGATATTCATGTCACTTGCAACCACAGTGAAGGAGAGCAAGTTACAGAGACGCATGTACACGCAGCAGGCGTTAATGTATCGCCAGAAGGGAGATCGTGAAGGTGTTCGCGTATTTTTAAATGCGGCAAAGACTGAAGTATTAAATCAGCGTTATTTCCTTGGGCCGTGTCCATTCTGAGAACAATCATATGAGCAAAGAATTTTACGCAAGACTGGCAGCTATTCAGGAGAATCTGAACGCGCCAAAGAACCAATACAACTCATTCGGCAAATATAAATACAGAAGCTGCGAAGACATTCTTGAGGGTGTTAAGCCGCTACTGAATGGCCTGTTTTTATCAATCAGCGATGAAGTTGTGTTGATTGGTGATCGGTATTACGTGAAAGCCACGGCAACTATTACCGATGGCGAAAACAGTCATACGGCAACCGCCCTTGCACGAGAGGAAGAAAGCAAGAAAGGAATGGATTCTGCACAAGTTACTGGAGCTACAAGCTCTTATGCACGCAAGTATTGCCTCAATGGTTTGTTCGGCATAGATGATGCGAAAGATGCAGATACAGACGAGCATAAACATCAGCAGAACGCAGCAGCAAAGCAATCAAAGCCATCACCTACACCTGAACAGGTTTTAAAGGCATTCACTGACGCAGCAATGCAGAAAAACACCGTAGAAGAGCTTAAACAGGCGTTCGCCAAAGCGTGGAAGATGCTCGAAGGCACACCGGAGCAGCACAAAGCGCAGGACGTTTACAACATCAGACGAGATGAATTAGAAGGAGCGGCTGCTTAATGGCACATTCGATTACTGTAAGACTAAACAAGCCCGCAAGAGAGTTTCAGGCCGGGGAAAATATCGGATTTAACATCCGTGCTGGCGTTCAGTATTACGACCGCCAGACTAAAAAGAAAGAATGGACAAACTACAGCGCCGTTATATTTGCCAAGCCGGGAGCGCAAGCGGATTACTACCGTAGCGTTCTGGTTGAGGGTGGCATTGTGGAAATTACCGGAGAAAACATCAGGGTTGATGTTTATCAGGGGCAAAATGGTCAATCAATCACTCTTGAATTACTGAATGCAAAGATTGGATTTGCAACTTCAGGAAACAGCCCGCAGCAGCAAAGTAGTAACCAGCAGAACACTCCTGTATACGACGATTCCATCCCATTCTGATTTATAAAAATAAGGATTTAATTATGCCAGCGCCTCTGTATGGTGCGGATGACCCGCGCCGCTGTTCCGGCAATTCCGTATCGGAGGTGCTGGATAAATTCAGAAAAAACTACGATCGAATAATGTCTCTACCGCAGGAAACGAAAGAGGAAAAGGAATTTCGCCACTGTATATGGCTTGCAGAGAAAGAAGAACGCGAGCGAATTTACCAGACATCAATCCGACCATTCCGCAAAGCCACATATACCCACTTCCCTGAAATTGACCCGCGCCTGCGTAATTACCGCTCACGCTATGGCGCTATCAGTAATGACTGAGGAATTTACCATGAGAGGACTTGCATACAATCCCGACATTCTTCCGGCAGAAATGATTATTCGCCAACGCGTAAAGCCAATGCCATCGAGAGAGGAATTACTTAAGAGAAATTCTTTTCCATCAGTAAATCAAAACAAATATCTGAATGCGATGTGGCGGAGTGGGAAGAAATGAAACAAATGTCACTAATTGAGATGGATGGATTTCTGAAAGGTAAATGCATCCCACGAGATTTAAAGGTTAACGAAACAAACGCTGAATATCTGGTGCGTAAATTTGCTAAAGCGGAGGCCAAGTGCGCGGCGCTGGCAGCGGAGAATTCGGGGCTGAAGTCTGGCGCTATGGACGAAATCAAGGTTATCAACCGTGGAGGGCAGGCATATTGCGTAAAAGATGGAGTGCAAGTTAATCCCATGTATGCAAGAGGGTGGAATGACTATCGCGCAAAGTCTCTGCAATCAGACACCCCAGCCACCGATGCTTTCCTGGCTGAAATTGAACGCAAAGCAATCCGCAAGTTCATTAACAGCATTGAACACATCCTGCGTGACAAGTTGTCACCGTATGACACCGAAGAGATGCTTGAGGCTATGCGTATTTTTCTGGAAGAACAGGGAGGTGAGCAAAAATGACAATCACAAAACAACGAGTAGAAAAAATCATATATCGCCATGAAATGGGACTGAACAGCGATGTCACTGCCGAAGAGGTTTATGACCTGGCTGTACTGGCGCTGAATTTATCAAATATCGCAAACCTGAAGCGATACGAGCTTGATATGGATGGTTGTGACTCGTGCGGTCAGGATTGTGGCGCTGACATGACTGAAGATTCTGATGGCGATTATGTCCTGTTTGATGACGTGGTTAAGTTGTTTGAGTTTGATACAACCACTCAGAAGTTCGAAAGCCCAGCAAAGGAGGCAGCCAGTGAGTAACCGTTTTTACATGATGTGCTCGCGTGAAACTGTGGGTAATAACGCTTCATTCCATTGCCATAACGGCAATGGTTACAGTTCTGATATCGATCTCGCTCATGTTTACACGCTGGAAGAAGCCCAAAAAGCCTGGAATTGTGGGCGAGATATAGATCAGCCTGTTTGTGCCGATAGTGTGGATACAATGGCAGTGTGGCACGTTGATTGCCAGTACATCCCTACAGAAAGCCTGATTGAGTCAGATTGCACTGAGTATGTGGCCTACAAAAAAGGTAGCTGGAACGGCAACGATGTTTACTGGCTTCAACACGGTGGATTGCCAACAGATGACTTCAGTAAAGCGACCATCTTTAGCGTCGTCAACAAAAACGAACCAGGAATAGTTTGGTTGCCATTTTCCATTGCTGATGCAGCAAAGCGCCGGACGTTCAATATCAATAACTTTAACCGCAGAACAATGGTTCAGGGCGCAGGTTTGGTCATGCCTGACTGGTTGAAAGAGCAGAACAGAAGAAAGAAGTCGCGAAGCGGGAAGGTGCGTTGGAATTGTCCGCATTGCGGAAAAATAACCTGGCAGTACAGCCCATATGATTTTGAAGGCTGTAGTGATTACAACTGTGAAGGATGGCGAGAATGACAATTGACTATCAGGTACTGCGTGAGGCGGCAGAAAAGGCAACACCAGACGAATGGGTCGCATTTATTTCGACGGATACTGGTACTTATGCGGTGCACACGCCCGGTGATGAACGATGTGAAGACGTTATCAAATGGACCGGCTTTGATGGACAGAAAAATGCAGAGAACAACGCTCGTCATGTTGCCGCGTTCAACCCAAAGGTTGCACTGGAGCTGCTTGGTGAAATTAAGTGCTTGGAGGACACAAATATTGATGCCACGTGCCGAATTTCAGAGCTTGAGACTAATCTCGCTGCGCTGGTGGCAGAGAACGCTGGGCTGAAACACGCAATGGCCGTAACTCTTGAGCATGTGTCGGTCACGGATGCAGGGCAGGCCGGAGTTGCTGCAATGATTATCAACGATGCCCTGCACCACAGCGAAACTCCAGCTACCGATGCTTTCCTGTCTGAAGTGCGGGCGCAGGGGGTGGATGCTGCTATAGAAGCTGCAAAAAATCTGGTGGCCCAAGAATATGAGTATAAGGATTTCAAAGCGGCGCAGAGTGATTGCTGTATGCACCCTGGTTCAGACCTGGTAGGGAAGGTTGAAATGACTGAGTGGTTAGTTGACTTTGCTGCCCAGCTTCGCAAAGGAGGCAACCAGTGAGCGAAATTAATTACCAGGCACTGCGTGAGGCGGCGGAACGTGCAATTCCAGCAATGGAACGCCTGTTAATGTTGCCAGCTGATGATGATTTGTTAAGTGAACAGGAACTTAAAGATTACGGTGTGGATATTGATGCGCTCAACGCCTTCAAATTTCTGACCGGACCAGAAACCGTGCTGGCGCTGCTGGATGAACGGGAAAGAAACCAGCAATACATAAAACGCCGCGATCAGGAGAACGAGGATATTGCGCTAACGGTAGGGAAGCTGAGAGTTGAGCTTGAGGAAGTAAAACAACACGCTGAAGAATTATCCGAAACCAAGGCTGTTCGTAACCAATGGCGGCCAGATATTTGCCCAATAACCGGACGTGCATTTTTCATGTGGATTGAGCATCCAACATTGGGAAATGTGCCGACATATGGTGGCCCATTAGATAGTTACACCATTCCAACAAAGGACGGTGACGGTGAGTTTTCATGTGAGCGTTACGATCATGATTTTGGCGGTTGGGTAGAAAGCGAATGTCTTGGGTTATATCTGATTGATGATAGAGAACAATGCAGGGTCTACGAACTGGAGGAACGCGTTAAGGAACTGGATGCTCGGGAAATATCGCTCCCGGAACGTAGCAGCATGCTTCATCGAACAGATTTTCACGATGATTACCAAACGGTAATGGCATACAAAGTTTCTGAAGTCATCGCTGCAATCCGCGCCGCAGGCATTCGCATCAAAGGAGGTGAGTAATGCGTGTGGCATGTATCGGCTTGTTACCGTACCCGACTCGTTTTTGGGCTTCTGCGCTAATTGCAAAGCCGTATGTCCTGATGGCTGACAACATCATCCCGGCACCAAAGCGCCGCCATACCGGTATTGCAGCGGCACGACGAGCAGCAAAGAGACGCAGGAGAGCAAAGCGATGAAAAACCGTAAGGCAAAACGACTTTTTTTACAGCGACCTGTGCGTGTGGTGGAGCTGGTTATTAGCAACCATAAGATAGCGGTACTCCATCCATTTGGTCAGGTGGCTTTTGCCGCAAAGCGTAAGCCTACTGCGTCACAGAACAGGCGGAAGAAAGGGTACGCTGTAAGATGAAAAACCGTAAAGCAAAGATTCTGTTAGTTCGTAGAAACGCTCCTGGCGTCTGGCAGTGGGTGAGACTCAGCAACCGACGGATGGGGTTGATGAAATATTACGGGATGATGGATTGTGGTTTTTGCAAAAAGCCCAGCGCGGCGCAAAACCGCTGGAAAAACCACTTGCGCACTAAAGGAGAGTGATATGGCGTTAACACACCGCGAACTCTGTCAGATTGCGTATAAGTTCCTTAAGCGCAACGGGTTCAAGGTTTGTTTTCATGACCGCTTTATAGCTGTAACCAGTACCGGAGAACAGCCAGATGCTATGGGATTCAGAAATTCAGCATCATGCCTGATAGAGGCGAAGTGTTCTCGTGCTGACTTGTTGGCAGATAGAAAAAAGCGTTTTCGTAAAAATCCATCTCTTGGAATGGGCGACTGGCGATTCTTTATTAGTGAGCCGGGAATTATTTCAGTTGAGGATTTACCACCTGGCTGGGGATTACTTCACGTTGTTAACGGAAGAGTACGGAAAGTACATGGGTGGCCCAAGGGTAATTGCTGTTGGGGTAATCCTGACGATAAGCCATTTACTGGGAATAAGCAGGTTGAATGCGATTACATGTTATCTGCATTAAGGCGCATGGAGTTGAGAGGGCACCTTAATGAAATATATGACGGTGTAATTGTTAATAAGAAAGAAGGAAACGCGGCATGATCACTATTACCAAAGAGCGACTACTGACAATCAAGCAGTGGCGCGAAACATACGGACCTGGTAGCAACGTTGTACTGCCAGCAGAAGAGGCGGAAGAACTGGCACGAATTGCGCTGGCATCGCTGGAAGCAGATCCAGTTGCTTATATTTTCAAACATCCGGCCGGGAAATTATTCTGGTCTTTAACGGATGAAAGCAATAAAGAGCAAGCGGACGTTATTCCTGTTTATGCTGCCGCGCCTGCGTCGGTTGTGCCGGATAATGCATCAGAGCCTCTTGCTTATGCTTACAAAGAGCTTACGCCTGAGATTATGCGCAACCATTTAGCTGTATTCGAGCGATATGGAATAGCCCCAAACGATAGCTCTACCACAATTCAGGCACTGCGAATCGCGCTGGATGGCATAGAGCGGAGCGACGCCATGCTTCATGGTGCCGAACCTGTAAGCCAAACTTACAAGTTGAACCAGCTATCGGGCAACTCTCCGGCAACTCCGGATGGTTGGATAAGCTGTAGTGAGCGAATGCCGAATACCAAAACAGCCGTTCTTGTTGCCGTGGAGTTTGACAGGAAAGGTGACTGGCGAATGAAATGGGCTACTTACATCCCCGGGCATCCTGACGCTAATGATGGGTGGATAATTCCTGGTGCGTCGTGGAAACCGTCACACTGGATGCCGCTACCAGAACCGCCGCAGGAGGCGAAATGATGGATGTAAAAGAGAAGGTTTTGCAGGTGATGCGTTCCCGGGCTGCCCTGCAAGATAAAGCTCTCGGTGGGGAATATCCATTCAGGATGGCAACCTGGAATTTGCGGTTGGCAATGGAGAAGGAATTTCCTGATGAAGAATGGCGTTCGGCAGATTTGCGCAAAATTCTTATGGAGCTGGCTAAAGACGGAGCAGTATCCAAAGATACCTATGCCAGCCGGATTGGTCAGGCGGTATGGAGACTGGAGGTGCGGTAATGGCTAACCTGCAACTTGCCGTCAAAGGTGAATACTTCGATTCCATGATTCGCGGGGAGAAAACGGAAGAGTATCGCCTGTGTAATGACTACTGGAATAAGCGAATTATGTTCCGGGAATATGACCGCCTGATTATCACAAAGGGATATCCGAAGCGCGACGACTTCAGTCGCAGAATTGATGTCCCGTATGACGGATATGAAATCAAGACAATCACACATCCGCACTTCGGCGATAAACCGGTAAAGGTGTTCGCGATAAAGGTGAATATCGGCAATGAATAACAATCCTCGAACTCGCGGGGATTTCTTTTATCTGAACTCGCTACGGCGGGTTTTGCTTTATGGAGACAAGAAATGTCAGATTTGGCTATGAAGGTTTTGAAATGGCAATCAACTGGCGATGTCGGCATCAGTAGCGCAACTCTTGCCTCAATCGCATGTGGCCTGAAAAAGAATATCTATGGTCATCACTTCGGCGCTCCCCATGACGCAGCAGACTTTCGGCGATGCGTTGCACTTGTTGAGCAGATTCCAGAAATCAGAGATTCATTCGACAAGGTTGCAAAGCGCGTTCCGGCATTCAAAGGCATCATCAACGAATGGGATTCACTCGTCGCTCTGTTGAAGTCTGAAATGAAGACGTACGGGAACAAAGCACCAGAGACTTACAGAAGAATCAGCGAGCTACGCAAGGACTAACCCGTCTCACACTCGATGAGGCCTGTTCATATCTGATAGAGCCGCTATATGGCGGTTTATTTTTGCCTGGAGAATTAAGATGACCGATACCAGCTTGATTCCTGAGAAAGAAGTGATGAACAAGCTCGGTGTTTCATCACGTCAGACAATCTGGAACTATACCAAACGGCACGGATTTCCGAAGCCAGTCAGAACCCACCCCAAATCATACCTTCGTGAAGCTGTTGAAGGGTGGATTCTTAACGGTGGCGTTAATCAGAAATGCTCCTGA